CTATAATTTTAAATTCCATATTATTAATATATGAAATATTTATATTAAAAACAAGTTTATGGTATGGGGATTTGGTGATAGTTTTACTCAAGGATGTTTTGAAGGAAATTACTTAGAAGAAAATTACCTTTCAATTATAGGTGCTTACCTTAATGAAGAGGTTTCTAATAAAGCAAGGTACGGTATGGCGTTTGAAGATATAAATGCCACTATCACAAAACATTTACAGTATATTAAGAAGGGGGATACGGTTATAGTGGGAGGAACTATTATTGATCGTATTATGTTCCCTGTGCCTTATAATCAAATAGCAGAGTACCACGGTACAGAACCGGAGGAAGGTTTTTCACTAACCGGAGTAAACTACACAACTCTAAGTTACTTTTTTGAAAGCTATGATATTGGTGTTGATAAAATGAAAAGTATGGGATTTGATTTTTCCCAAGCAGAATACAGTAGACTAATATATGACTATCAACATATGTTAAAGAATCCTCACTATAATGCGTATATAAGGTTTTATGATGATATGTTTAGGCATTGGGAAGCGTACTTTAAAACTATCTCTGTACCTTTTTATTGGTGGAAATATAACTGGTGGAAAGCTGCGCCTGAGGAAAATATAGGTAGCTGTGGACATTGGGATGAATCCTATCATAAAATCTTTGCAGATATTTTATTTACGTTTATGCAAAATAATAATTCCGGTTGTTTAGAAAATAGTACCTATATTTAATAATATTTATTTGTATGCAACCATTAGATAAAAATACTTTATTTTCAATCTTCGAACAAGGAGATGAAGAAATCTATAGAGAATACGGTATGGAAGGACAGCTCGACAATCCTTTCGTTCTTCTAGGTATGGTTATAAGAGGCTTAGAGAACTACCAACTAATGGATATGATGTATATGAAGAGATATCCTCAACACTACAAAGAGGTTCGAAATATTACAAAGTATAAGTACTACAATAAATTATACAGGTACCTCAATAGAATTGATAGTAAAGAGTTCAGCAGCGTATATAAGATAGGAGAATCTTTCGATTTGGTAAAGGTAATGTCTAGTCTAGAGGATATGCTAAGGTTCTATGAAGGAATAGAACAATATGAGAAATGTGCTGTTATAAAGAGATATCAAGATTTAGTTTATAATAAAGACGTAAATACAGTTGCTTAATTGACAAAGATTTCTTATATTTAAGTATAAAATAAAGGTTATAATGGCAATTAAAAGAATTACGGAAGAAGAGGCTCAAGATCTAATCAAAGTCTCTGAGGATCAGACAGGCTCGCCTGCTGTCTACTTTACATTAACCCCAGATACCGAGCAAGGCGATGGTTGGGATAAAGTAACTTACTACACTAATAGACCTAAGAAGATCCAGATACCACAAGGCATGACTGGCTGTCAATGGGTATATGTACTTACTAACCCTACAATGCCTGGTCTATGTAAGATAGGCTTTACTAAGAATAAACCTTCGGAGAGAGTCAAGCAGATAAATGCAGCTACGGGAGTCGCATTAGACTTCGTGGTGGAATGGGCTTTCCCTTGCTTTAACGCACACGATGTAGAGAAACAAGTACATAGATATCTAGAAGATAACGGCTTTAGAGTAAATAAATCAAAAGAGTTCTTTAATGTAACCGTTGATGAAGCTAAAGCTGTAGTAGAACGTATTGGTGAACCTTATAAAATGCAAGATAATGAAATCATTTAAAAGAGATACAAGAGCTAAACTATCTCATAACCCTACTGGAGAGTTATTTAAAGTACTTTCTAGATTATTAAAGATAAAAATCGCGTGGCGACTTCGCGCGTTTCGCGCGGCGGCGTGCCTATTAACCTTATCCTTAGCATCATGCACCCAAGAGCCGCTCTCCCCCGACACCTGCCCCGGCGGATGTGAAGCTGTTCAATTATGGAACTATCAAAAAGATGCAAACGGTATATATCATGTACCTTTAGATTGGACAGGAGAATACCTACCTTACTTCTTTATAGATATCGAAGCAACGGATGTTGATCCGTGGTGGCAGTATAATGGGGAGTCGGTACTAGAGGCTAGATTTGATAGTAATACTAGTTGGACTATAGGAGATAACTTAGTAATTGCGCAACCGTTTTATACGCCGTTTGGAAACTATACTTCTACAGGATTACCTTTACCGGCAGGTTGGACGGATATTAATCTTACACAATATGAAGGTGAAAAGGTTAATATTGCGCAACCTACAGGTTTAAGATTCAGTAAAAAGAATGGGACTTTAACAACAAGAAGGTACTTAGGTCCGTTTATTCCAGAAATGAAAGGTGATACTATAACGGTTTATATGAGAGTATTTTGGGATGCAGGTGATCATTCCGTACTAAAAGATCACTATGAGCAAAAATTTATTGTTGAATAGTTGCTTTTACGAAAAATTTTATATATCTTCAATATATGTTATATAGATATAATATAAAATATATAATAATATAAAGATATAAATATATAGATATATAAATATATATATAATTAATAATAAATATAAATAATAATAGGCTAACTATGTTATCGGCGGAAAAAATACAAAAGAATTACGAAAAACACCTTAAAATTATAGATACTTACATAGGAGACCGTAAGGATTCTATTAAGGCTATGATTTCTCACATGGAAGACATTTATGTGATGGCTCCTGCTAGTGGGAAAACGTGGTACCATAGTGCTTTTCCCGGTGGATACGTCGATCATGTTAATAGAGTAGTGGAATATGCGGTAAAGCAGTCAAGGTTATATCAAGAGATGGGTGGAACAGTAGATTACACCGATGAAGAGCTAGTCTTTGCCGCTTTATTCCATGATTTAGGTAAGATGGGTGATGGTGATCGTCCAAACTACATACCTCAAACTGATAAATGGCGTCAAGATAAGTTATCCGAGATGTATACTTACAATCCTGAGCTTGACTTTATGCTTATCCCAGACCGTTCACTGTTTATCTTACAGAAATTTGGTATAAAAGTTACTCAGAAAGAGTTTTTAGGTATTAGATTACATGATGGGGTGTTTGATAAGGCTAACGAAGCATACTTTTTTAGTAACGTAGAGTCTTCCAGACAGAAAACATCAATTATCTCAGTTCTACATACAGCAGACTTTTTAGCTTCTAAGGTAGAATACGATATGTGGAAAAGTAATGGTGGTTCAACTACTCCAAAAGCCCAAAAGACAGCTTCTTCTACAGGAAAACGAGTAAATTCCTCAGAAGGACTAACAAATATGTTAAAAAACCTATAAAATGTTGGTAACTATCATTATTTTATCTATATTAATTGTTATATTGCTGTTTGCAATACGCAATATTTTATTAAAAGTTGAAAAGTACGAGGATATTAGTACTAATCAGCAAGAATATCTGTTGAGAATCTCAGATTTTATAAAAGATTCTAAAATGCACCTACAGAAGCTTGATGAGAAAGGGGTCTTTCAAAGCGATGATGAGGTCGGTTATTTTTTTGAACAAATGAAAAACATACAAAAAGAGCTTGACCGGTACACGCTTGTAGAGAATTATGCCCAGAAAAAGAAGCAAAGCTAATTATTTCACTTCAGAGACAGAGGAATACATTGTTAAATATAATACTTCTACTGATCAAGAATATCGTAATAAGATATTTACCGATCACATATACCTACCTTTTTATAAGTTAGCAGAAAATATTATACACACCTTTAAATTTTACTATACAGATGTAGATAAAATTGAGGACTTAAAACACGAAATTGTATCTATTCTACTAGAAGAGAAGATCATGAAATTTGATCCAACTAATGGTGCAAAAGCGTATTCATACTTCGGTACCATTGTTAAAAGGTGGTTAATTAATTACAATAATAAAAACTTTAAAAAGTTAAAGCAAATTGGAAGCTTTGACGATGTTGAAGATGGTTACGAAGACGGAGGTATATACGTAGAACATAGCAAAGGTATTACATTATCTGACTTTGTAGACCGTTGGGTAGACTCAACTTATGAAGAATTGGAAGAAGTTTTCATAAAGGATAGCGAACAACAGATTGCCGATGCTGTTCTAACATTATTTAAAACTAGAAACGACCTAGATATTTTTAAAAAGAAAGCTCTCTATATCTATATTAGAGAGATCACAGATTGTGATACTCCTACACTAACAAAGGTTATTAATATTCTCAAAAACGACTTTAACAAGAGGTATTTAGCACTTCATGAACAAGGATTGATCTCAAATAAAATAAGGTAATCTATTTATAATAAAAATATATTATCATGAGTTTAGATAAAGAAATATTTAAAGGTAAAACTCTATCTGATCTATTCGGTGAAATCTACGATAATTCTAAAGAGACAAAAGGACAGGTGAAAGCTCTTATCGGAGAGTTAAAGCCCCTTATAGAAAACATTGGAGACGCTACTCTCATTGTTCCTATGATTAAGGAATATATGGAGATAGGTGTAAAGAATGACGAGCATTTAATTAAATTAGCGACGGTAATTCAAAGGATAGAAGCAATTCAAGCTAAAGGCGAAGGAGCTGGAGAATTTGATTTCTCTGACCTACAGGATTTGTTAGAAGAATCTGAAGCTTTAGATAAGCAGGTAGATGAAGTACAAAATAATGTAGACGAAGAGGATGTTTAGAACGTTTAATGCTGGTAAAGGACCTTCAGGAGGAGGCGCATCTAAATCGAGAGGAGCTCAGTTTGGTAGAGTTATCGATGTAATACTCGACGCTTTCCACCCGGACTATGATCAACAAGGAGGTTCTCAAGCACTAAACGGAATATTTTATAGAGAGTTAACAAAAGCTACAGATGAATCTGGAGAAACTCCTTTGAAGTTTGCCTATTGCGGTATTTCAGAATTTAAAAAAATACCTCTTAAAAACGAAATAGTTAGATTAGAACAGCTTCCAAGCGAAGATAGAGATGGTGATCCCGGAGCTTTAAAAAATTACTGGACAGCAATCGTCGGTGTTTGGAACTCTCCTCATCATAACGCTTATAAAGATACAGTACAGTTCGGAGAAGGCTCAGATATTGACCTAGGAGAACATTTTGTAGAATCAGATAAAGTGCCCCCTATACAGACATTTCCTGGTGATGTTGTACTTGAATCTAGATGGGGATCTACAGTCAGATTAGGAGGGGGAAAATACGATAGTAACGAATTTACAGACGGTAGTAACGACGGTAAACCTTATTTAATTATAAGTAACGGATGGGACGAACCTACTAATGGAGTTGATCCTGTAGTAGAAAATATAGATAAGGATCCTAATTCAATTTATATGGGTTCTGATCATAAGTTTGAACTTACTCAAGCAAATACTAAACGTGATGCTTGGGAGTCTGAACCTGATGAAGCTAGTACCTATAAGGGAAATCAAGTACTAATTAATGGAGGAAGATTATTTTTTAATGCTAAAGAAGAAGGAATTTTTCTATCGGCAGTAGAGGGGATAGGACTTAACGGTAAGGTAGTAGGAATTGATGGAGAAGACTATGTAGGGTTAGATGCAAAAAAAATATACTTAGGTACAGATGCTTTTAAAGAGATAGAACCAGTATTACTAGGTCAAACTTCCACAGACTGGCTAGACGACTTCATGTCACAGTTTGAAACTTTAATTAAAAGTATCGCCACAGCACCACCCGCTCCACCGGCCTATGTAGCAAAACAAATAGCAACAGCTAACTCAATATTACCATTGATACCGACGATGAAGAATCTTTTAAAGCAACTCCACTCTAAAAAAGTATTCACTGAATAATGCCATACGTTAATATACCAGATAGCGGACTAGGAGGAAGCGTTGCCAAAATAGTTGGTAAAATGCAAGGACAGGTTATGTCCAAAGTATTAGATACTTCAACTAATATTACAAATAAACTTAACAGAGAAGGATGTCCAACAGGTAATGAAACTCAAAGATTAAGAGCTAAGCTAGATCAGGCAAATAAAGCCTTAGCGGGAGTCCAATCTCGATTAGCAAAATTTAAAGCATTACCGGGTAAATTAAAAGCACCTCTTTCGGGATTAGAAGCAGCTTTGAAAGTAATTAAGCTGATACCCATACCTCAATCAGTACCCCCTGGATTTGGTATACCAGTAAACATCTCTATGAAGTTTGCAGATATACTACATCTTTTAAAAGAACTAATAAAACAAATTGACGAGTTAATACAGTCTATAGAAGCAGTTCTAGAAACTCCTACTTTAGCGCTAAGTTCTTTAAAGAGAAACCTTGGAGCAGCAGATAGCGCTTGCAAAGCTTGCGAAATACAAGCAGCCTTACAAGCTCAACTAGATAACGGCAATCTGTCTCAAGGGGACTTAGATGACCTAGGCTTAACTGATGATGATGGAGATATGATTTTCTCCAATCTAGGACCCAGACTTCTAGCAGGTGTTTCTAATAAAGGGTTAACAAATAGTACAAAAGATAGCTTAAAGAATACTAGCGATAAAAATAGAAAAGGTAAATGGACATCTGGTTCTAGTAATAAAGGCGATGGCGGAGATGGAACAGATGGAGGAGATGGTAATAATACTGGGGATACAAATGGAACAGGTACAGGTACATCAACTAGTACAGCTGGAAAAGATCTCACCGCAGGTAGAAAGTATTTAAAAGGAGACATACTTCTGTATAATAAAGTAGAGTACCTTTGTATAAAAGATCATATTGCCAGGAAAACAACACCAGATAACGATAAAGAATACTGGACGTCACTAGATTCCGCTTTTAATGATAGTAACAACACTATTATAGATGGATTAAGGAAGCTAACAGACGGAAATATTGATAAGGATACTAAACAATTAATTAAAAATTTTATAGATACATTAAAACAGGACGATGGCAGTAAAACAGTAGACGATTCAAAATACTACTATCGAGGACCTAACGGAGATTTATATAAGCTAGAGATTGTCGCTGATGTAAACTCTCCTTCTATTGCACCGAGAAGGTTCGCAATTGCTAAAGATACCTCTGACGTTACGGTATTA